TTGCCGGCCTGCGCCGTTATGCGGACAGCAGCCCGCGCAAGCCGCACGGAAGCTACGCGGCCGTATACGTGCTGACCAACTATGATACGACGCACGAATATGACCTGTACCGTGTGTACACGCTGCGCGATATGGGGTATGACCCATACGTGATGGTGTATTGTGCGGCAAATCGAGACGATCGATGCCGACACAATCCATGTGCATATCGACAGCTACGGCGGCGCGGTGTCCGAAGGATGGGCGATCTATAACGCATTATTGCAGCATCCTGCGAAAATCAATACTTACGGCGACGGATTCGTCGCTTCGGCCGCATTGTTTCCGTTTTTGGCCGGTGACAATCGATACGCATCCAACCTGTCCGCGTATTATCTGCACGAAGTGCTTGTATCCGCCTGTGGGTATGCAGACGATCTGCGCGCGGCAGCACAGGATGCCGATACGATGACGAGCATCGGCATCCGCGCGTTTGTCGAACGAGCCGGAATGCGGGAGGAAGACATTCGTGAACTGATGAGGAGTGAAACGTGGCTGACGCCGGAGCAGGCGTTGGAATATAACATTGCTACCGCTGTCACCGCCGATGCCTCCACCCTGTATACACAGGACGCAAAAAAACAAATCTTCCAACGCATATTTTCCACGAATTGCCCGCACCCTGAGCGAACGATTGGCAAAAAGCCGGAGAGAGCGAAAAAAAACAACATACTGAAATTATTTGAGAGGGGATAACAAATGAAATCCAACGACATCCAAATCCGCAGCGACGTGCGGGAAGCGATGCAGAAAGCCATTCGGGAGAACGACAACGAAGCGTTCTACGCATCCTTTGAGCAAATGCTGCTCTGCATCAAAGACGACATTGAAAACGAATACAACAACCGCGTCAATAACCTCGAAAGCGAGATGGATCGGCGCGCACTGGCTTCCCGCGGCGTGCGGCAGCTCACGAGCGAGGAACGAGCCTATTACCAGAAACTGGCCGAAGCCATGAAAGCCAAAGACCCCAAGCAGGCGCTCAATAACCTTGACGTCATCATGCCGGAAACCGTAGTCGACGCGGTCTTTGACGAGCTGCAGACCGCACACCCGCTGCTTTCGCATATTCAATTTGTAAATACCCGTGGCGCGATCCGTATGATGATGAATACCAACGGATATCAGGAGGCCGCGTGGGGACAGCTCTGCGCGGAGATCGTCGAGGAACTGACCTCGGGTTTCAAGGAGGTCGACACCTCGCTGCTTAAGCTGTCTGCGTTTATGCCGGTATGCAAGGCAATGCTGGAACTCGGACCCGAGTGGCTGGACAGCTTTGTGCGTCAGGTGCTGTATGAAGCCTATGCAAACGGACTGGAAGCCGGAGCTGTATCGGGCGACGGCAATGGAAAGCCCATCGGCATGAACCGGCAGGTCGGCGATAACGTGACCGTCACCGGCGGCGTATATCCGGAAAAGTCGGCCATTGCCGTGAGCGACCTGTCTCCCGCGACAATCGGAAACCTGCTGGCACTTCTGGCGACTGACCCCAACGGCAAGGCGCGCACTGTTCGCGACGTAATTCTCGTAGTTAATCCTGTGGATTACTTCCAGCGGATTATGCCCGCTACAACGCTGATGGGGCCGGACGGCAGCTACCGCAACGATGTACTTCCCTATCCGATGACCGTTATCCAATCTCCGGCCGTGGATCAGGGGAAAGCGATCATCGGTCTCGGCTATAAGTATTTCGCGGCCGTCGGTGCCGCGAGAGACGGTCGAATCGATTATTCCGACCACTATCACTTCATTGAAGACGAACGGG